TGACCATTGTAACCATAATGACCATTGTAACCATAATGACCATTGTAACCATAATGACCATTGTAACCATAATGACCATTGTAACCATAATGACCATAATGACCATTGTGACGATTATGAAATAATTAGTTTTCTTTAGTTTTTTTTATTTTTAGTTGTGCTCATTAATTTTTGTTCGGCGTAATGTTTTTCTAGAATTTTAATTTCCGCACCTGTGTGAAAAGTTAATGTATATGAAAGTGCGGGTTTTTTGGAATTATCATCTTTTTCTAATTCTTCAATCGTTCTAGGAACATATGTTTGTTGATTTTCTAATGTAGTATTATTTAATAATTCTAAATATTCAATATCTGTAGGAACATCAAACTCAATAGAAGGTTCAGTATTAAATAGTGAACCATTAGATATAATTATAGAATCAGTATCTCGTAATTCGGTAACATAAAATTCAACATCAGCTATACATATTACATCTTCGACCGATAAACACCTATAATTTTCTAATTCATTTTCTAATATTTTCTTGATATCTTCCCAATATACATAGTTTGAAATATTAGCTTTTAATTTAATAAATCCTATTTTTTTAATAAAATTGGCATTTTCAATTGATACCTTTCCAAATTCTAACAATTTTAATTTAGACATTGCCCAAAATGGTAATACACATACATTAGCGTCCGTAACTTCAATATTACCAAATACTAAACTATTAGACATTTGTGTTATTTTATTATCATTCATATCTTTTATTTCAATAAATAATATAGGATTATCTATATCAGTTTTATTATTTAGGCATGATTCCATAATATAATTAGGTATCATAATAGAATGACTTAAATTTTTTTCAATACTATGATTATCACTATATATATCCCAACTAATTACTTGTATATTTTCAAATTTCATATTAATAAATATATAAGTATTGTTATTCTAAATTAATTAAAAATAATATTTTCTTAAATCAATTTTTCTTTAAAAAAGATAATCACAGTTTATAAATATATAGTATGGAAATATCTTGGGATAATAATATTTTAACAATATTAATAATATTAGTATTAGGGACTCAATTAATACATATCATATTTAGTATATATAGTTATTATTATCTCAGAAATAAACAATTTGCCCCTTGTCAAAAAGGAGAATATCGAAATAAATAAGATAGATACAAATAAAATTATTTTTTGTTAAATAAATAAATTAAACATTTCTATATTTGTAAATAAAATATAAATGTGTAATTATAGAATTGTATTTATAATTGATATTTTGCGATTATATATAGCAAAACGTTTATGTATATATTGTTTATCAGCATATTTAATGTTTAAATTATGTAAAAATTGTATCATTTGATGAAATATAATTATTTTATCAATGTTGGTTTCATTGTTAATTAGTTTATGTAGTATTATAGATTTTTGAATAGATTTTGAAACAATGTTTTTTAAAATATAGTTTCTATTAGATATTCTTTTTTCAAGGACTATTTTTTCAATTTCTAATTTTGTAATTGTTAGTTTTTCTAAATTATCAGGATTTAGATTTCGTAAAGAGTGTAGTATTATTAATTTGCTATAATATTTTGAGTTATTCATGTTATACAATTTTTTAATAGAATATGTAAACAAATCTAGTTTGGGTAATTCATTTCTATAATGTTTATCATAAAAAGTAATATCAAATATCTTAGTTGCATTTAATTTTACTCTAATTATTTCAGGTAGAACATTTAAATATATATCATTCAAATAGATATCTTCAAATATGAAATTGGTAACTTTATCATAAGACCAAGTAAAGTATGGAAAACTAGAACGTAATCCATCTATAAATTTTAAAAACGCACTTTGTTTCCAATTAGGTTTATTATTAGTAGATACAATAACAATGTCTATATCATTCGTTATATTATCACTCGGTATATTATTATTAATCATATGATATTTAATAGAACTACCACCTTTAATATGTAGAAAAACGTCGGGTGTATCTTTATTAAATCTAAAACAATAGTCTAAAAGTTTGTTAAAAACTTTATCAAACAAAACATGTCTGTTAATTACTTGTAAATATATTAAGATACTAAATATAAATACTATAATAAATATTCTATTTATTAAATGCATATCTTATATTTATAGAGTATTTTATAAATAGTAAATTAAATATGATTAAAATAAATATTAAATTTTAAATTTTGTAAAAACTTTTTCTAGATACTCTGTTTTTAAATGTATTTTTTTTGTTATACTTTTGTTTTTTACTCATTTTTTTAAAATATCCTCCAGGAAAATTTTTTGGATTGGTTGTTAATAAATGGTGTTTTAAATCTTCAATAGTATATATATTTTGGTTTGCGGGATAGTCCCTACCCAAATGGATACCCGAGTTTAAATTACCTAAGACTGAACATGTTGAATCAAAAAATATAATAATTTTAACTCCATATGCCTTTAATCCATCAATTATTGAACTTAAATATAGAGTATGATCGTCTACAATAAGGGAACCTTGTGATACTTTTAAATCTGGAAATAAAAAATCAATAATATCCATTTGACCGCGCATATTAATTACTTTGCATTGTAAATCTCCACTAACTTGGGCATCAAATTGTTTTGCTTTTAAACATTCACGTGTAAATGTTTTGTCTGTATATAAATCGCCAGGTCTATATATTTTTGTAGTATAACTAAAATCAGTCATTAATTGATCAAAATAAGCATATCTTTGTTCCGCGTTACTTGGTAAATCCCCCTTAGGAAGTCTTATATATGTTTCAATATTGTCTCTAGTTAAACGTGTAGTATCAACATTTCCTGTTATATTCCTAAATATTTGTTGTTTCATATTTTGGGCGACAACTTCGGAAAAGTTTTTACAGACTTCGACATTTTTTTCTGTGCCATTGGCTATATTTTCAAATTTAGGATTACTTAATTCAGTTATTATCATATCAATCTCTTGTCTTATTTCTGGTGGTGAGAGAAAATTAGAAACACCTAATGCGACGGCATTCATTTTTACTAGTGTTATACCTGCTGGTATAGTTCCAATATGTTTCGGTATTAATATATCTGATAATCGTATTGGTTCCCTTAATTTTGAAGCTGTGATTAAATCGGGCATTTCCATTTCAATAATTCCATGGAAATTCATAGTGAGAACAATAACATCTGGTAATTTAATATCTTTTTTAACGACATGTCTAATCTTCTTAGCACTGTAAATGCTTGTATTGGCATCCATTATATAATATACTTATTAATATATTAAATATAAATGAAATAATAAATCTATGGATATAAAAGTAAAATTAATAATTATATATAGATATTATGGATAAATTTGTGCAACAAACTCTAAATAAACCTAATATTATTATGGTAAATGATAATAAATCAACATCATCAAATACAAATATGCGAAGAAGTTTAGTTGTTCATACTGAAATACCTACATTAAACGCAAATAGTAAATTATTACAAAAAACCTCTAATAATGTTATTGAAAAACAGGGAAGCAAAAATGATATAGGAGCAATTTTAGATAAAATAAGTGCGACTGAAAATGAATTTGATAAAGGTGACGAAATAAGTGATGTAGATGAAATTGATGAAAATGATATGAATATTTTTAAGGAAAATGTAAAAACCTGGATTGATATTGATGATAAAGTATTATCTTTATCTAGAGAAGTAGCACTTTTAAAAAAACAAAGGTTAGAATTGAATACAAAAATAGTTAATTTTATGCGTAACTATAAAATAGAAGATTTAAATACAAATAATGGGAAATTAGAATATAGAGTAAAACATACCAAAAAAGGATTATCAGGGAAAAAAATACATGAAAATTTATTATCGTATTTTAAAACAGATAAAGAAGAAGCAGAAGCACTATATAAATATTTACTTGATAATCGTATAGATATAGATAAGGAGACTTTAAAAAGGATAAAAAAGACTTAGAATATTTAAAGTATTTAAAGGATTACGTTACACGATAATTATATAGAATGTATTATCTAATTTCAATACTATTTTGTGTTTACTATTTTCGTTATAATCTAGCTGAGTTTACGCTTAGGACTATTTCAAGAATTGAGATAAATTATAAAAAATGGCTAAATCTAAAATATCCACCACCATCATATACAATATATTTGAATGGAAAACTTTTAAATACAAATGATGATATAACAAGTTTAACTGACCATTCAAGCAACCAAAATATTTTTGAAATTAAATATTTATATAATAGTAAAAAGTATAGTATTTATGGTATCAAAATTAAAAATTTATTAGAATATGTTAAAAATATTGATGTAATAGTAGAAAAAGAGATGGCTAAAAAAACTCCTATTTATAAATGGATTTCAGCAGAAGACGAAAATAATATTTGTTTTTTAGATACAATAAAAAAAGCATCAGGACCATTAGGTGATTTTTATAAACATTATAATATCGATATTAATTCTGATTATATTAGTGATATTATAGGGAAAAAAATTATATTAACTAATTTTAATTTAGATGAATATTTAATTAAACCTTCCTGTGTGATTAATTTATCTATTTAGTTATTTATAATATTATTATATTTATATAGTATAATAATAATATTTAATAAGTATTCTATAATTATGGATAATCTTTTAAAAAAAATATATATTTAAATAATATATATATATGTCTAAAGAAATTTCAAGTTTATCATTAAAAAGATTATTTAATAGAGCAGGTATTAAACGCGTTAAACATGACTGTTATAATAATCTAATTAAATATATTAGTAATTTTACAAAACAAATTCTTTCAGATACAACTACACTCATTTCTAATAGGAAAAATAAAACAATAACTGAAGAAGACATTAAAAATGGACATATAGTTAATAATTTATTAAAGATTATTGATAATATTCATAATGGTGGAGATAGTGAAGGTTTTTGCCATGGAAGTCCGTCTCAATGTGGAATTGTTAACCAAGTTATCCCTGTAAATGCTCCAGAAATGCAAAAAGGCGGCACTGTTGACCGTATAATACCTAATTCATTCTGTAATGGAAATCCTTCTCAGTGTTTTTATTCAGACTTAGCTACTGAATGTAAAGTAGGTGGAAGTGTTATAAGAGATAATAATGAATATATATTTAGTATTCCTAACACACAATTTCAACGTTTTTTAAATACATTACAATTTAATGATGTTAAAATGACTAAAAATAGTGTAAATTATTTACAATATATTGTTGAACAAGATGCTATTAATTATTTGATTGATAAAAAAAAAGATATGGATGATATGAACCAAAAACAACTTGATTTAATAGAAGAAAATGATGATAGTAATAACGAATAATCAAATAATTATTTAGTGCGTTAATTTAAATATCTAAAACAACGCACTAAATAACTATAGGATAATTTATTAACTAATTATAATTTAAGGGTCAACATTCCCATAGTAAATATCAAATGTATCATGTTTTGTGTTTGGATTTGGTGTGTTGATATCAAAAGTTATTGGTCGACTCATTATATTAATAGGAGTCGTTTCATATACTGTTCTACATATATTCAATATATCAAACCAATATTTATCTAGAATTGAACGCAATTCATTTACCTTTTCTATAAGTTTATTTTCTAATGAATTTTGAACTATTTTATCTGTATTTGCTATAATTCCAATATTAGGAGATATTGAGTTAGATATACATAATAAGTGATTAATAGCACTATCCTTCTTTTCCATAGCTATATCTAATAGTTGAGAATAATCCTTATTTTTATTTTTGATATCAAAATATATTTCAATATATTTATTAGTATCAATTAATGAATTCATAAAACTATATTTATCAATATTTCTAAATTCTATTATATCATAATAAATTGTACAAATCTCTAAATCAGAAGATATATATTTATAATTCTTTAAGTCCAGTGAAGTATTTATTTTATTTATACTTTTTAAGTCATAGTCTATAGATTTATATTTTTGTGATAAAATTAATACAGATAAAAATAATGTTAGTATTAATGAATTAAATAATTTTGATGAAACAGGTATTAAATTATAAATAATAAATAGAATTATTAATAGTATAATAATGTAAACAACTTGTGTATTATTATCTAACAGACCGAATTTGTTAAATAATTCTATTAAATAATATTCAAACATATATATATTAATTAATCATACTAAAGTTTAATTTTAAACATTAATCTTTAAAAAAATATATATGATTAAATATATATAAATCACAAATGAAGCATAATTCCTTAAAAACAGGTGGTTCTATTGCATCTCAACATGTTATGTCTGGGTTTAAACAAGGATGTGGAGCTAATTTTGCTAATGAAGCAAAAGTCCAATTTAATGTAAGGGAAATAGTTAACAATTATGGCTCTGAATATAAAACTACAGGAGGTGCAAAAAGACAAAATAAAAGACAACAAGGTGGAGATTTCGATGAAAATGTTGAACAATTTCTTGAAAAAGTAGTAGATAATCGCGTTCTAGATTTATATCTTAAATATTTGGGTATTACTCTTCTAACTCCTGCTACATTAGTTCCAATCGCACTAATTATGGGAAAGAATGTTTTTGAACAAGTAGTTAAAGATATTAAGGCTAATGATAAAGAGATACAGCAAGGTGGAGAAGGCTTTCTTAATGTAGATATTCCCATTTTGGATGATGAAATTGTTGGAACAGGTCTTAAACTTGCTGGTATAACTGCATTAACAGTTTCACCATACACTCTCGTTCCATTAGCAGTTATTATGTATATTTATACTCTATTTGAAAGTGAAAAATTACAATTAGGTGGTTACCAAAATAATTTGGATACTCCCGCATCCAGAAATGATGCGTTTGGACAAAATTCTCAACCCGTTCAACAAAATGATATTGTATTTCCTTTTCAAAAAGGAGGCTTAGATAAAATAAGTTTTGGAAATACTTCTGATTATGGACATTGCAGACAACCCAATTTAGACTGGACAGATAAAGGCAACACATTTACTTATAAAGGTGGTAAAAAAAGTAGAAAAAATAATAAACAATTAGGTGGAACTAGATATTTTTTAGGAGCTGATGTTCCTATAAACCCATTACAAACAGCTGATGCCATTTGGAATGGTGAACCTTGGACAGCCACAAGATTTGTTGATTATGTAAATCCTGAATTACAATTAAGAACTGATAGTATGGGAATTCCACCTCAACCAACTTATAGGGCACCTTATTATCAAGACACTCACGTTATAGTTCAAGAACCAACCGCGGCTTCTTGTGGAATGACTGAATCCTGTGCTTCTGTAATTAATTCAATGGCTGGAGGTGCAAGTTCTGATTGGAGGTCTACTGTTTATTCGGCTGGTCCTGTTAACCAACCTCCTATGACCCCTGAACAATTAGCATTATTTAATAATTCACAAAATTAATTTCTTTCTATTTTAATATTATTTTATTGTCTATAATAATATTAAAATTATCCAATAATACTATATTATAAATGACTGATACATTATCAACTAATACATCATCAACGAATACATCATTAACGGATACATTATCAACGAATATATCGTCAACTAATACAAATATAAAATTAAATGATATAGACATCAATATTAATATTAATCATGAATTAACGAATGAATATAATGATGAAAAAATTAGTAATATATTAAAAGATATATCCGAAATAAAAGTTATAATTATAAATTTATTAAACAATATTCCAAAATGCATTAAATATGATTTACGAAAAAAAAATGTAATTAATTATAACTTAGATAATATTAAATCAAATATAATTAATAACTATACATTATATCAAAATAAATTATTAGATTATTATAGTCAATTAGATATACATAAAACGAAATGTATACAAAATAATGACTATGTTATTGACTGTTATAATAAAACAAAAAAAGAATTAAATTCACTAATTATCAAACATGATACATTACAATTAAATTATGACCAAATTATAAAAGCAAATTACGATAATGAAAAAAAATTAAATAGTTATTGCGTAGAACAACATATTAAGGTTAATGCGTTAGTTAATGAAGTATCTGATGTTATAAATCAAAGAAATTTTTTAAAAGGTATTATTAAAAAAAATAAAGAAGTAATTATAAATTTAGAAAAACAATTAAATGAAAAAATAAAAGAATATGAACAACTAAATATAGATAATATAAATAATAATCATATTATTCAAAATTATGCTTATGAATTTGATAAAATACTTAATAACAGAAAAAATATTATAGACAATAATTTAATAATACAAGAACAATTCGACCAAATTAAATTAAATTTTGAAAATACAATTAACAAATTAGAAATTAATAAGACAAAAATAGAAAATGTAATCAGCGAAAAAGCAAAATTAGAAAAATACTTATCTATACAGATATTAGAGCAAGAAAAAAAACTATATCATATGAATGAATTATTACAAAAAAAAGAACATTTAATTACTACAATATTAAACCAAGCACATGAATTACTTCCCGAATATTTATGGCATGAAAAATACGGTTTTATATCTAAGGAATATGACGTCATTAATGAAGACAATAAAGATTTATAATCGTCATCTATCTTAGTGTTTTAGTATAAAGCATTATTAAGAATTATATCTTTTTTTACCTCTTAATAAGGTTATTTTTAATTTGGAAATATGCGTCATAGTTCTAAAACTAAACTATTAGTAGCCTATTAAAATCCATATGTATAATCATTTATTTACTTTCTTTTATATAATTACATTGTTTACGTTTATATAAAAAAAATTGATAAATTACATTTGTAAAATCTATAAAAATATATATTAATATAATGCAACAATTAATAACCAATTACTATACGATAACCCCTAAATCGATTGCTTTAAAGGTCTATAAAGGATTATATAATTATGTAAAAAATAAAATGTTTTCCGAAAATACCACAAGCCACAATTATAAACAGAAACTCATTACCGATTATTATACATATCTTCCTAAAAAAGTAAAAACTTCGAATAATTTAGATCAATCCCTCATTACAAGATTTTATCATAAAAATTGATTACTTAATTATTGTAATAAATAAATAAACTATTTTATACCCAACATGCGTTATTTACTACATATCATAAATATTTTTCCATGTAAGGATATTCAACAATGTAGCGTTGTATTAGATTATTTCATTCTAAATGAACTAGAAGAAGTTTATAATAAAATAATAGAAGCATTTGATGACTTACCTATTGATGAATTACCTGAAGATTATAAAGATTTTGAAGATAATTATATTCAAAATTATGTCGATAGTCCACCAATTCGATTTACAATATATGACCTAGACATGAAAACATTTGTTAAAAGTAAATCTATAAGAGATATTTATAACATGTATATACAAAAAATAGAAATGAGTTATACTTAATATGCAGATTTGCACTCCGATGTTATCACAGGTAAATTTTCAACAGGAAATCCATAAGATAACCAACCTGCTACAGGAACTCCAAATGATGGAGAAATCCCATAACCAAATTTTATTGAAACAACGTTATATCCCAATAGTTTTAATAGAACCATTACTTGACTACTGGTATGTCCTACATAACAAATTAGAAATATTATTCGTTCCATAGGCAATTTATCCAAGTTTTCTTTTTTAAGAATATCTAACCAAAATATATTTAGTGATTTTTTTATGTGAAATTTATCATAATCTTCACTTTTGCGTAAGTCTATTAAAACAAAATTTTTATCTTTTACATAATATTCACTATAAAATTCAGTAGGAGTTATATAATTCCAATCGTTTTTAGTGTCTTTTAGATATTCACGTAATTCATATAATTTAGTCATTTTTATATATACATATATATATCAAATAAAAAATAAAAATAAAATAAAATAAAAATAAAATTATTTTTACATATTATATATGTGTATTATAGTATTTAAAAAGATAGATAATAAAAATTATATAGCAAAAAATAGAGATAAATCAATATCTACTACTATATCTATAATACACGAGATAGTAGATAATATTGAAATTGTTTACATGTATGACGTTAATACATACTGGGTAGAAGGTATGAACGAATTTGGTATAAGTGCGGTAAATTCAACATTAGCGGTTAAGACCGATGAAATTATTGATAAAAGTGAATATCAAAAACGATTATTCAATATAAAAAGACATATGTTAAAACATAATAATCTAGAACAATTAGCGAATGAATGGATTTCATTTTCACAAAACAGTGATTTATCTAGACATGGTCATACTCTACTATGTGATATTAATAACTGCATTCATATTGAATCATATCAAGGTGAAATACCAATTAAAGAAAAACTTATTAATGATACTGTCTTTACCAACCATGGTGAAAAACTTAAAAATACAGGATATACCTATGGTAATAGATATATGTCATCATTATTACGAAAAGAATTAGCTTATAATGAAATTATAAAAGTTAATAATAAAAATGAAATATTAAAAAGTCTAAATAAAAATTATATAGATTTAAATCCTGAATTTCATACGTACCGTAATAAAAAACAAACACTTGCTTATTTAGATACTGATGATAGGTATTTAGCATTTAACACAACTAGTCAAACATTAATGTGTTTATCAGAATTACTATTTTATTTTAATTATGATCAAGATAATTGTCATTTTGTGAAATATGATAATAGACTTCCCATAAATTATGTTCCTAAAATAAAAGTATTCATTAATAAAATTTCAAAATGTAAAAATCCAGAAAAAATGCCGTTTAATCCAACACATATAGAAAAAATAATAGAAACGCATATGTATAAAAAGAAAAATATATTATTTTATTGCATTACCTTACTATTATTATTAATTATATATATTCATTTTTTTAATTAGTTCTAAGATAATATTATTATGTATAATAGGTAATATACATAATAATGTTTCGATATGATTATTTAATTTATATATTAATAATTGTATCATTTTTATTAACTTTTGTTGGAAAAACACTTGAATTTTGCTGTGGCAGTAATTATTTAACTGCTCCCACATATTATGATAGTTTATCTTTATGGCCATATTTATATGGTGTTCCATATAAGTATTTTGTAAGATTTGGTTAAAAATAAAATATTATATTTCTATTAAATTTAAAAAATCATATTTATTATATGTTAATCTATTTTATCTATTATTTTTTATTAGATACATTCTTAGATATATTACACCCAATTACAAACAAATGTATAAATAATCATCCTCGTGTTTTTTTCATTTTATTATTTCACCACTTTATTAGTTGTTTTTTATTAGGTGGTTGGATTTTTAATTATAAACCTATTATATTACTACATTTTATTAGTGTAATATTCACGATTATTTATTGGTTTTTAAATAAAAATTTGTGTGATTTAACTATTCACGTAAATAAAATATGTGGTTGGGATGAAAATCAATCATTTAATGATTTATTGAATATGATTGGATTAAAACAAATAAAATCATGGAATGAATTTTGGCATTATTTTATAATTTTAGTTGGTGGTTTTATAAGTATATGTAAACTAATAAAAAAATAATTAATTTATTATACCTATAATTATTGTAGTTTTTGTTATTTGGATATTTGTTATTTTATATATATTTGTGTAAATTCATCAACCGACATTATTGGTATACCTAAACTTTTAGCTTCTTTTAGTTTTCCGCTATTG